CCTGATCGCTAACATGAACAAGCCGGTTGTCCCCGTTACGACCATACCTTGCCAAACCACTTGCTACATTCTTCATGGCATTACCCCTAGATTGACTGCGCCGTTAGAATAACAGAAGGAATACCCGGATGAAAAGCATTACTAGGCTCAGCTAAAATAATAGTATTGGTATCATCCGTGGCCCACATTAACTGTACATAGTCCATAGCCTTCACTGTAACAAAGAAATTCAAAGCAGCGATATTCTCTGCCGTGGTTCCAGAAATGGAATACTTGGAAGCACTATTGGCTATATTACTACCATTCAGCCTAAACCAAATCCAAATATAGGACTGCGCGCCAGAGGCTTTATCTAGCTGGGCAGAGAACTGTATATTATAAGTCCCCCTATATTTGAATGTTAGCTTAGTCAAATCCACAATAGCCGTCTGGTTTGCTTCAGCGGTATTGTTAAACTTCATGGCATAAGGCGTATTTATTGCCGCCGCCGTCTGTGTGGTTGTGTCAAAGAAAGACCCATAATACCCAGAAGCTGGGGCAAAGTTAGGGGAGCCCTCAAACGCCCTGTCTAGGTTCTGATCTATGGCCCTATGGAATTGATCGGCCCATTGGGGATCATAAACCTCCGGTGGGGTGGGTAGCCTCGCCCGACCAATCATCGGCGCCCATCCGTTCTAACGTCCACCCTAGGAACCCCCAAACGCCAAGCAACACCCGTTGCCGTGCTTTCCACCCTCAAACTCATCATACGGCCTCGCAGCCGGAAATAAGTCTGGTCAGTGAATTGCTCAATCGGCAAGGTGGCAGTCCTGACCGTGTTATTGTTAGAAGTCTGCTTAAAATTCCCACCAGAATAGTCTTGGGTTTTCAATATGAAATTAACAGAAGGATTGGCATTAGCACTATCCCTGAATGTAATGTCAGGAATCATGCGCCACGCAAAGCCGAATTGTTCACCCTCTCCAATCTCAAACGGGGCGCTTTCAATATAGGCAGTGATCGGGGCGGGCGGGTTCACAGACCCATCATCCTGCCCTAGTTCATGGAAATAGATATATCCGTCCGTCGAAGCGGAACGGGGATAGTCCTCAATTCCTCGGTCAATCCAAACCGTCCTTACAAGCGACCCGACAAACCACACATTCTCATTGTAGTTATACACCACATAGCGATCATTCTCAGATGAATTGGCCGAAGGGTAGAACCACCAAACTTCATTAAAAGCCATATTACTACCGGCTGTAATCTTCTCAGCTTGATCGTAGTTTATGTCATTGAAAACATAGTCTTTAACGGAACAGGGCAAACCAGCAATGCGGCCATTATAGGCATAGAAACCGTTAGTCCCCATCCAGAATACCATATCATTAGCCGCCGCCACCCCGCTAGGGGATAGTAGGGAAGTCAAACCAATTTGCGTCATGGAGTATTCAAATGGCGCCCCGATGTATCTCATTGAATGAACAGCAGCATCCGTCCAAACAAGGATTTCTTGGCGCGTTTCCAGGGCAGTCATAAATTCAGACCCGGTAGGAATCCTAATCCCACCCGCCGAGTTTAATTCAGTCGGGGTCCAATCAACCGGATTCTCAGTGTCGGACCACCTAACCAACAACCTATCTTGAAGGCCAGAAACAATATCAGAACAACCAAAGGCCAATACCTTCCTATCCTGATCTGTCACCATAATTTGCCGGGCAACCCCAGGAACAGCGGAGGCCCCCGGAAGGCTAGATAGCAGAACAGCCCTTGCACTCAAACCAGAAGCATTGGACCAATAGTAAATTGGTCCATCATTGGGATTGATAACCAAATCCTGCCCAAAGTTATCAGACGACCAAACTCTAAGTTTTTGCCCTGATGTAATTCCAGCGGCAGGAGAACCCCACCCCGTCCCTGAATAGGCCGTCATAGCCCTTGAAGATACCGTTTGAGACACATTCACCGTGTAGGTTCCAGCGCCCCCTGTACCCGTCCCTAGGGCCGTTATGTAGGTTGCGTTTGAGCCGGGAGGCGATGCAGATACACCAGTCCCCACAATCAACTGTCCAACCGCCAATGTGCCAGAAGAAACCGCCGCAACAGTCAGTGTCGTGCCGCTAATTGATCCGGTAAAAGATACGCTTCCAGTAATACCGCCCCAAGTGCCAGCACCCCATCCATTGCCGTACAAGGTGGAATCAAGGCCGCTTTGTATTTGAAAAGCAGCAGTTACAGAACCACCGCCGGTAGTGCTTGATGTTGCTATAGAGGGGACCGAAACTCTAACCACAGCCCCAACAGGGGGCCTTAGATTAAAAGGAAAAGTTATCGCTGTTTGGCTCGGGTCAAAAAGGTTAAATCCTTTTGAGTATTGAGTATTTTTTTCCTCATTTACATAAACTTCTTCTCCAACAATAGAAGATAATGGAGCATCAATTATAGCCACATTTGTTCCTGATGTTATGAAATTTATATTGATATAATTTAAGATTGGGCCAGCAGCAATAGTAAAAATACTTGAATTAACCACAGATTCAACCTGATATTCACCGTTCAGTGTCAGCCCGCCAACGGCGCTGGCGCCGGAAAATGTCACAAAATCATTCACCGCCGCCCCGTGATTAGGAATGGTAACAGTAACAATGGGAGAGCCATTGGTGGTAGTAAAAGGATTGGATTGAACTATCGTGGTTCTCAGTGGGGTAATATCATTAAACGTCCCACCACGCTCAATGTAGTATTTCAGATGAGTGCCAACACCAAGAAAGTAGTTATTCTGCAAGTCAGTGAAGGGAATCAAACTCCGACACACGCCTCGGAAAGGAACAGATGTAGCTTTCTGCCAGCCCCCAATCTTTTCAGGGGCGCCAGACCTAAATCTTACCTTATCCACATCAGACCAAGAACCAGAAGAAGCATAACGTGATCCGTCATGCTGGATTCCGGGTGTGAATGTGAGTTTCTTTAGGGGCATGTTAGGTCTTGATGATGAAGTTGGATGCCAAATAGGGAGGAGTTGCTGTGTGGGTATGCGCCCCGTCAGAACTGATGGTGTGGTCATGGCCTGTGCCGCCGCCAGTGTTGTTGATAGTGATGCCGGTTGTTGCGGTTGGCGTGTTTATCAGATTGGTGCCGCCCGCCTGAAGATTATATGCCGTATCGTTTGCAACATTATAGAACTGCACAAGTCCTGTAGTTCCGCCGTTATTACCCGCCAAGCCGTGTGCATGGCCCGTATCAGTAATGGTGTGATTGTGCGCCGGAATTTGTGCGGTAGTAAGTGTCGTAGAACCAGTGGCGCCCGTGTGGCTGTGCGATCCAGCAGACGAAGTGGTTGTTGACCCACCCGTTGAACCTCGCGTGTATGTGCCGTCAACGCCAACACCAAACTTACCGCGCCGGTCAGGCAGGTTGAAGGTGGTTGAACCATCCCCCGCCCCATAAGCCGTGCCTAGAACCGCAAATAAGGCAGCATAAACAGTTCGACTAACAGCGGCACCATTACAAAGCAACCACCCTGTAGGTGCAGCAGAACCGGCGTATTCAAGCATTGCCCCGGTTGGCATAACCAAACCGCCCCCTTGGGTTAAGGAGCCGCCAACAGCAACATCGCCAGTAAATGTTGAGGCGCCAGCAACACTAAATGCGCCAGTAACAGACACATTTCCATTAGTGGCATTAAATGGCATAGACGATGCAACCACATTAGTTGCATCACAATACATAGATTGCGTCAAACCATTGGCAACCGTTACACCAGAACCAGCAGCAGTCTTAACCACCACATCAAACCCGCCAGTTGTGGAATTGCGGATGGTATAAACTTTATCCACAGAAGGCACGATCACATTACAATTAGCCGATAGCGTCCCGGTCAGGTTAATCACCGCATTACGCGCCTGATCCGCCACACCACTACCCGTGGTCAGGGTAAAGTTAGTCCCTGAAATAGCTACATTTTCCACCCCAGCGATAGCCTGCTCCAATAATGTGCCAAGGTTGTAATTGGTGGTGTTGTTCCAATTAGCGGCCTGCTCACCAGCCCCCATCAATTCCAATCGCAAAGACGTTGAATAAGTTGAAGGCATGTCAATACACCCTTATGATCGCCGTTTGATCGGTAGCAGCAGGGAACCGAATCTCAAACGTATTGTTGATAGCCGCCCTAGTAATCCCAAAATCCAGCACAATGCAGGCCGGATTGGTATATGTATGAACAGGGGTTGAATTGTAGATCAATGCGCCACGGGCAGCTATTGTAGCACCCGTCCAAGACACATTGGAAAACGTCACAATACCACTTGCCGCAAATTGCGCCGGATTGGATTGCGTCAGCACCAAACCGCCAGCGGCATAGCCCGTCCCGACAATCTCGCCTGCCGTGGTGTAGGCCGTAGTATTAGCATCAAGATTGGCGGCCTCGGTGTAAAGGGCAATCTTAAACACATTCTGACCCACGCGGAAATCATGTGCCCCTTCCAAAAGCTGCTTCTTAAAGGAAGTGCAATATGCGGAAGTGATCATATCATGTCACCATAATTCGCGGGGCATCAATGCGGAAATCATCCCTCTTATCAAGGCCCTCGCCAAGATTCTTCAACCGCTGAAGAACCTCAGCATACCGCGCTGTATACAGGGCAATCAAATCAGCATCACCCTTCATATAGGTATATGCCTCCACAAGCGCACCATAGAACAACACGCTCTCAGAATTATCCCCAAGCCAGCTAGTCCCGGCTGTCACAATGCTCTCTGGTTCATAAAAATAATACAATTCAATGGTATAAGCGGAACCGGGGGTGGGGGCAACAGCAATAGTATTTTCATCAATGATGGCATAAAACCTCGGAACCCCACGATAACTAACTACCGGGAAAGCCTCGTTTAGATACCCAGCTTCCTTTTCCAGCATGAAGTTATACGATCCGTCCGTAATGACCGCCAAATAATAAGTTGAAAGAAAGTCACCAGGAACGCTGAAATTCTTGCTGTTTGCTGTCAGATTAAAGGTTTGAACCTTTTTAAGCGCCGGGATTTGGACGGACTGATAAATCCGGTCCTCGGCCAACTTAACAATTTCAGGAATGGCGGCAACAAACTCAGAAGAATAATTCTGAGTGTAGTCTTGCAACATCTGCGATAGGGTTGCGTAATTCATTGCCGCCTACCTATTACTGATCGCCTTGGAACATAGTTCCTTTAATGGCCGCGCCCGTGCCGCGAATCTTCGCGGATGGCTTCTTCGGCGGGTAGTCAACACAGGTAGTCATATTACCAACTGACATAGACACACCCTTCAAACCACGGTGATAATCTTGCCCGACAACGGGAAGGGGCTGTTTCTTGTCCATTACATCATTCCTTCTCAAAAGGCCAATTCAATCAATAGCGCCACAATAACGCTGAAGGCGGCAGGCCAAGCTATATCCCTACCGGCGCGCGGTTTCCATTGCCACGGCAAAATGCGGTTGCTGCCAAAGTGTTCCTCAGACTGACGGCGCTCTCGCCCCACATAGAACCCAATGGCAAAGGCGGCACCGATAATCGCAGGCAATCCAAACAGCGCGCACGGAATACCAATAGCCGCAGTCAGCGCAGCGCCCATTAAGGCATGGCCTAAACCGGGCGTCAACCAATTTGGTTTCATTTCAAACCTCCAAGTGTATCATTTACATTGCCGCCAAACAGCGTGTCATTTCCCGGCAGCGAGGAAACCACCTCATCTACAACCGGCGTTTGATGCCACGGCAAAGGTAAGTTGATCGGTTCGGCCTTCTTCTGTTCGATCTGTTGCATCACCATATCTTCATAGGATTGACGCTGCCCGCCCATAGCGGCATGAACCCAGCCAAGCACCTGCGCTTCAGTTAAATCCCAATACGGCGTGAAATCTGTGGCCGGGTCATAGATAAACTCTTGAACGCCCGCGACATTGGCCGTTACATCACCATCCCAACCAAACACTCGCCATTTTGCGCTGACAACAATCGCATCATCAGGACGCAGTGCGTTGATTTCTTCCTCACTTGGCCGGGCTGATAGGACTTCAATTTTCCAGTCAATCATTTTTCAATTCCATTGCACATTGCCGGTGCCCGCTGTGAAAGTGGCAACCGTGTCGCCGCCGACTGATGCCGTGGTGAACGTCAAGCCGCCACCGGGGTTGGAAATCGTGAGCGTGTTGGGATAACGGAGGATGACAACGCCTGAGCCGCCATTTGCGTGATTGCCACCACCACCGCCAGTATTGGCAGCACCTGCTGCGCCTGCCGATGAGTTTGAGCCGTTACCACCGCCACCCGCGCCGCCTGTGCCTGCCGATCCGCTATTATTGAAGTTTGCACCACCCCCACCGCCAGCGCGCGTTACTGAACTGCCGGTAATTGTGCTGGCGACACCTACGCCACCGTTACCACTGACGGAAGCTGATGTTGGGGTTTCTCCAACCGCACCAGCACCACCGCCGCCGCCGCTAGGGAACGGAGTCGAAAAAGTGGTTTCGCCGCCGCCAGCATACCCTTGATTCGCAGTGCCAGCGCCACCAAGAAAATCTCCTGGGTTTTGACACGTTGCCCCGCCACCACTACCACCGTCGCTTCCGTTTGAAGAAGTTGGAGACCCAGCACCACCACCCAAAGAAGTTATTGAAGCAAAAACACTGTTACTGCCGTTCGTTAGTGCAGCGCCGCCGGCCCCGACAGTGACAGTGTAATTTGTGGCAAGTGTTATATTAAATGTGGCTTCAGCAGATGAACCGCCGCCACTTGAATCTCCTGTCCGGTTAGTTCGATATCCACCAGCGCCACCACCGCCGCCGCCAAAACTACCACCAAACGAATTTACCCCACCACCACCACCGCCACCAACAACAAGGTATTGAATAGATGCGGAGGAAATCGTCGCCGCTGTGCCGAGAAGAAGTTGCTGTATCGTCATGTCAAGCCAGCACCAGAAATAACGAAAGTGTTGCTGGCAACACAAAGAATAGAACAGATACCCCGCTGCGCCAATGTCCGATTGCCGGTTGTAGCCGTGCCAGCCAAATACATCGTCACACTTGCGCCTTGCGTAATAGTCTGGTTGCTTGCACTGTTATTGTAGATGCTAATTACGTCATTAACCGCAAATACACCCGCGTTAATTGTCACGCCGCCAGTCGTGATTGAGATATGCCTTCCAGCATCGGCGGCAACCAAAACATACGCTCCAGTTTGGGAGTTTTGAGGAATACTCCGCAATTCACCTTTGGAGTCATTGACGGTATTGAATGTAACATTGCTTGCCGTGCCAAGGCCAAGGTTCGTGCGGGCGTTGGCTGCGTCACTAGCTCCCGTGCCGCCATCGGCTACGGCCAAATCAGTAATGCCGGTAATTGAGCCACCCGTGATTGATACCGAAGCCGCGTTTTGGGTGGCAATGGTTCCTAAACCAAGGTTAGTCCTTGCTGTCGCCGCGTCACTAGCGCCGGTTCCGCCATCGGCTACGGCCAAATCAGTAATGCCTGTGATAGAGCCCCCGGTTATGGAAACCGAGTTTGCTGCCTGAGTGGCAATGGTGCCAAGGCCAAGATTAGTCCTAGCTGTAGCGTTATTATTAGCCCCGGTCCCGCCCTGCCCTATTGAAAGGGGAGTGGTTAAACCACTCAAAGATGTAATGTCACTGTTTGCCCCGCTAGAAGCAACGCCAGTCAATCCACTCACTGTAACGCCGGAAATTGATCCACCAGTAATCGTCACAGAATTAGAGTTTTGGGTTGCCATAGTGCCAAGGCCAAGATTGGTGCGGGCTGTAGCCGCATCACTCGCACCAGTACCACCATCAGCTATAGCTAAGTCTGTAATGCCTGTAATTGATCCACCCGTGATAGAAACAGCATTAGCATTTTGCGAAACGATAGTGCCGAAAGATGGCGGGATATTAAGATTATTGATGGTATCAACTAGAGCAGCAAAATTCTCATCCAGTTTAATTAACTCAACTGGCGTGGTTTCATTTGCAAATTGATTAGGGACAGAAGCCATGCTTATACACCTATCACCGCATTATTAACCCAAGATACTTGCACTCCCGATTGATTGGTCCAATAAACCGGCTGACTTGAATTATTATACCACACAACAATACTTGTAGGCTGCGGGATATTTACATTCACAATCCCAATAAGTCCAGTAGCAAATATAGCTGCATTCCCAACAGGACTCCAACCAAATAAACTCCTACCAGGATTAACGTCTGGCCTAGGGTTAAGGAGCGCCACGGGGTCATTGATTGGAAACCTCCCCAACTGCAACTGAGGATGGTCCTCATCATTGCAGGCAGAACACACCTTAATGCCCGTTGGCTTCTGGTTCACCACCTGCCAATCTAGCTTGGCTAGTGGATAGCGAAAGTTACAGCGGTCACAGAACCCGAACGCCCGCTTACCAAAGGCAAACTTCTGGGTCATAGCCTGCTATAATTCCATGGGACAAAGGTGGCCGGGGACCGTTCCCGATCCTCCTCAGCCGCCAATGCAAATTGCCGCTCATACTCAGCTTGCAGCATTGGAACCCGAGCCGCCGCCTCTGGACGCTTCAAGGCAATCTGATAGGCTAGGGCAGCCGCTAGGGCTGGCACAAAGCGAACCGGCACGTCCATATTGTCAACGGCATTGGTGGCATCCTGCATCCGCCTCATACGCCAATACAGGACCGTATAGGCTTGGTCAGGAACCGGCCAAAGAATGAAGGATTGGCTAATCTGCTTTTGGACGTAAATCTGAAGGGGGCGCCCTGTCGTCGCCTTATTGGGCAGGGTTGCATAGTCTGTCACGCCAATACGCGATAGCGGATAGTCAAAGTTAGACCCCTGCCCCGGCAACCGGACAATGGCATCAATCACATCAATGTTGTCAGCCGGTAGGTTATAGGTAGATACATTTGGAGAAAGCGTGACAGATAGTTGCTCGACGGTCCAAAGGTTTAATCCCCGGTTAGACCACTCAGCACTAATCATATTCAAGGAACGGCGCGCGGTCCTGTAGTCATACCCCGTCCTAGCTTCCAAGCCAGCACGTTCATACGCTTCTTCTATCAGGTCGGTTATTTCGATATTCCAAGTTGCCGTCCCGCTAGTAGTCATTACTTCAATCCTTATGACCAGACATCACTTCTTCCTCGCGGCCCGCATATTATCAACCAAGTTTGGATATGGGCGACCAGCGGCCTTGGCGGATGCCTTGGCAGAAGCCTTCTGCTTATCGGATAGGGGCTTTGATTTCCCCAATCCCTTCGGCCTCTCACGCTCCCAAACAGGCTTCATAGAACCACACTCACCTTGCCACCCTTTGCTTTCTTTTGGGTTTTACCGGCCTCAGAAAGCGCAATGGCGATAGCCTGTTTTGGGTTAGTCACCTTTTTGCCATGGGTGGTTAGCTTGCCACGCTTATACTCACCCATAACTTTCTCGACTTTGGTTTTCTTCATGGTAATTGAACCAATTTAAACCATCTTCCCGCGCGTCTTACCTTTAATAGCGGCCCCATCACCCCGTTGACAAGACGACTTAACGGAACCACCAGAAGCCATCTTCTTCATCTTCGGCTTTTTCACCATACCGCCACGCTTCATGCCGGGAGGAACAGGCTTACCCTGCGCCGCAAGCATATTGCGAACCTTCTGCTTTTCATCCTCAGTCAGCGGTGTGCCATCTGATTTTTTATCACCACCACTAAACCGCTTAATTGCGCCCATAACGCCAAGGTCGCCAATGTCGGCGTCACCACCCAAAACCTTAGATGCAGCAAAAGCAGGACTCAACACAGATAGCCCAAACTCCGTATCGTTAAATTTTGCCATCACACAACCTTTCCTTTGGTCTTGCCCTTAATGGCACAGCCATCACCGCGAACAACACCACCTTTCTTCATCCGAGTCCCTTTTCGGGCATTCTCTCGCATACGATTGGCATATTCAAAATTATTAGGGTCCATCATTTGACGACCTCCAAAAACATAACCGGGATCAGTCTCCCGCATCACAGGTTGACGAGCCAAAGGGCTAAGGCCAGAACGGTCCCGCAAAACCTCGTCCTCAGTCATACCCCGTTCACTCGGCGCACTACGACGAGGAGGAACCTTAGAAGGAGGACGAGGCGGAAGCGGAAGATCGCTCATTACACGATCTTTCCCTTGGTCTTACCCTTCATTTCAATCCCGCCACCCTTGGCATACTTCATTACCTTACCGCCCTTCTTCATGCCGTTATCTTCCATCTTCTCGGCACGGGCGATTTCTTTACGCACCAGCTTCTTATCCATGGCGGCATCGGAATGAACCGGCCCACCCTTCTTCATCCCACCCGGACGCATAGCGCGGGCTGCAAAGCGAGGTGTGGACATTTCCATATCGCCACCCATCTTTTTCATCTTAGGCTTCATATTCTTCATAACACTCTCCTATTTACAAGAAGCCCGAACGTGGGCACGAAGTTCACCATAATCTTCCATCATTCTAGCAACAATAGAATTGCTAGGCAAAGCCTTTAATTCAGCCGCCGCGCCCTGTTGAATACTAGGGCTATACGGGACAATACTAGGGCAAACCAAGGCTGTATTGTGACCGCACCCGGCCAGCGCCAAACACAAAGGAAGGACGTATCTCAAAACTTCCCCTTTTCTAAGGCATCCACAGCGCCACCATCCCCTTTGTATTGGGCGGCAGCCTCATTGCCCTTCCGCAAACCATTTAAAGACCCTTCTAACTGGTCTTGACGGGCAAGGGCTTTGCCCTCACGGCGACCAGAAAAGAAGGCAGCCATCAGGGCGCCAATAACAACAGCGGCCCCAATCACATACGCCTTAATTTTGGCCCAAATAAACCCAAAAGCAATCATTTTTTCCTCAGCAAAACAATGGCGGAAATTACCGTAATAGCGGCTACAACTGCCACACCAACCCACATTGGAACGCCACCAAGGGCTTGAACCGCAGGGGCGACAGTAGCGGCGGCAGCAGCAATACCACCATACGCAGCAACAGAAGAACCCTTCCCATCAGACGGGGCAGATGGCTCAATGTAGTTAGAGGACACATAAGCCCCCTTTACCCACAAGCCAGCTTCAGCAGCCCGACGATTAACAAGGCCAGCAGATATGTTCTTGCCAATCTTATTCCAGCGCGCCAACTCACTTGGCACGGCATCATAGTTACCCGCGTTCAGTTTCTTTAATAGGGTTGACTTGCGGAAAGCACCCTCACCGACATTAAAACAGAAAGATACAAGGGCAGCAAATTGATTATCATTCAGGGTAACTTTAACCGCATCTTCCACGCACCGCTGGAATCTAGCCAAGTCACCACGCAATAGATTAACAGCCTCTGCCTCGCTAATCTTCATTCCTGCCTTGGTCGTCAGGGTGTGACCGTAACCTATAGTCCACACATCAGCCGGACAAAGATAAGCCTCCAAATGAAGGCCCTCCCACTGCTTGATAAGATTCAAGCCATCTTGGTTAATCTGTCTCATCTGCCAAATCCCATCTTCCAAGCGGTTACAATGGTTGTAATAACGCCAACCACCGCACCAACCATCATAATGAATCTCCAACCGCCACTCAACTGATTAAGTGTTTTAATCACCTCATCAAGTCTATCATCTTGGCGTTCAAATCGAATATCCATATCCCGCTTCATTTCACCCAAGCGGGATTCCATGTGTTCCATTTTCGCCGATAGCGAACCTAGATTCCTTTGGATTTCACCTTCGTTCATGTCAGCATTTCCATCTACGGCGCGCTTTGCAAATTGGCTTCTTTGGCGTTGCAGAGCAACTAATGTTGTGCATTTTGCGCTGACCATCAGACCTAGCGCAGAAGCTATCGCGCCTTGGGCCACCTTCTGGCTGGGGCGGTTTCAATCCAGGCTTACCGGGATTGGCGCGGTTATAGGAAGCGCGGCCTTTGGCATTTAAGCCGCCAGCCGGGCTTTTACCTTCTTTTCGTTGCCATGCCGGGGTCTTTGCCATAATCCACCTACTTCCACGTTCCCGATACTTTGATGAAAGGGGTAGCCTGCTTCCACACACCGCCAACCTTAATAAATACTGTTGCTTGTCTCCACACCCCGCCAACCTTAATCCAAACGATAGTATTGGCAGTAGATACTTTGTTGATGCGTGGAAGCCGGACGCGAAGCATACTAGTCCCCGATCAGCGGCGGTCGGTTGCGAAATGGATGCGCGGCGGGCAGGATTCCAGTCAAACCCCACCTCCACAAAATGTAACCGGCAAGCTGCTGTTCTTCTTTAAGCGTGACCGCAAAAGGCAAAATCCCCGTTTCTGCGACATTGCCAAACAAGCCCGAGTCCGCCGCCGCCGTGTCATTTCCTATGCGGATGAAATTGAACCCGAACGGGGTATTTGATGTTGAGCCAACGGCCCGCGTTTCGCCGTTGCTCGAGAATGTTGCGCTTCCGCCTGATTTCGTTCCGATATGTAGTGCCCATTGATCATTCGTATTTTGCGGCGATTGCGCCATGACCGCATTATTCCGAAACATTGATGCGTTATTCGGGCTTCCAACGCCATACAGCATGAGCAATCCAGCCGTATTGCCGAAGTCAGTTTGACCCGTTGCGTTCATCGACCAGAGGCGGGTGAAATTGGTTCTTCCTCCAAGCCGTGACGATCTTGCTAAGGAAAAAAGCGTTATATCATTACCGTTATAGCTATATGAATTGACCAGCGTCTGTGTCGCTGATCTATTGTCAAACAGTATAGTATTCAATCCATTCAAAGAATTGTTTACTATGGCTGGCGCGTTTCCACCAACTGTCATATTTCTTTCATTTCCGCTTTTGTCATTCCACTGAGTGACATTCGATCCACTCAAGATAACTGTGCGAATATCAGAGGCATCCAGCCATACAGCAGGCCGCAAAAGGTCAGGCGTCCAAAGGCGCCTTTGGATCAAAGCCTCATCATATCTGGACACGCCCCTCGGCATTAGGTCACATCTTCGTTGTATGCCGTGACATACAACTCATTCCCACTTGCCGCAAAAGAAACGCCAGCATTGTTCACCACCTGAAACCTGCACGGAAATGGATACAGCCGCACCATGGG